TCATATGCAGTACAAGTTCCACCGATTGATACATCAGTACTTATAGCAACGTTTACTGCGTTTAAATTTAAATTATTTGGACTTGTAAGTGTTGGAGTACCAGATGCCCCAATCAAATTAATTTTCTTTACACCAAATCCTTTATCTGCCATTTGCTTTATTTTTTAAATATTTAGAACGAAATGCCAGTAATGGATGCTTCACCATTATTAGCGAAAGGATTAAATAAAATCCTACGAGGAGAACTCTTCAAACTATAAGTATTACCCCAGTAGTTTGAATCAGTATCACCATTACTTTGATATGGATCATAATATACAGAGTCATCTACTTCACAAGATCCATGATCATACAACCATTTTCTAGCATCTGCTCTAGTTGCCTGTGGTTGAGATTCCAAATACAACGCCATCACACCACAAACTTGAGGTGTTGCCATACTAGTTCCACTAATAGCATAATTATAAAAACCATTATTTCTTGGATCAGCATACCCAGTTGCATATGGACTTAAGATAATAGATCCTCCAGCCCAAACATCAATTCTAGGTCCTCTATTACTAAAAGAGGAACATCTTTCTTGCCCTCCAGTTGTCTGTCTTGTAGCATCCATAGACCCAACAACTATCGCAGCATCATCTCTTCCTTCCCCAGATATAGCAGGTGTTCCAGATCTATTATAATAATGATCATACAGACCAGCACTATAATAAAAAGTAGCAGAAGTCATTTCATTATTATAATCTCTACCTGAAGGAATATCCTGTTTATCATTAGAATTACCTGCAGCAAAACAAAATACTATATCCTTACAATCAGGATCATCAAATAATTCATCTGCTTCCTGTTGTCCTGCAATTTGTTTAGCAGTAAACTCATTATAAGTACTAAATCCACCATAAGACATATAATGTACTGGAGGTGCAGTAGTAGAATTTATTTGACTCTGATCATAACTAGTTCCTCTAAAAGTTGCAGTATGATTATTATTATAATTCCAAAATTGCCTATGACCCCAACTACCATTAACAACTGTAGGATTTCTTCTACCAGTTAATGGGTTAATTGGTTTATTCTTATGCCAAACTTTAATATAATCAAATCCATCAGAAGGACTTGAGAATCCAAGATCACTTCTATCAACACAAGCAATACTCCATATATTTGCTTCAAATGCCCATCCAAATTGATTACCAGCAGCAGTTCCAGCACAGTGTGATCCATGATGGTTTGCTAAACTATTACTTTGATTGCCACTATTATGCATCAATAATGCACCAGCAACATTATAATTTGATAATGATCCTGTTCCAGCAGCAGATAATCCATTAGCAGACCAATTAATTCCATATTCAGAAGCACCATGAATTATTATATCCCTAACTCTACTCTCAGTCTCACAAGCTAAACTATTAGCAACAGATGTGTATCCTGGTTTTAAGAATTCTGGATGATTCCAACGACAACCAGTATCCATTATAACAACATCAACATTCTTTCCTGTTAATGTGTATTGTAAATCTTCAGTTATAGTTGTAGCATTAATATACTTGTTAGTCCTATGAGAATGACGATATAATCCCCACTGAGTAAAATCTAAAGTATTTCCTGGATTCCCACCACCAGAAGTTGAAAACCTTCTATTAGTTACATCATATTTAAACCTATTAGTAGTAATATGTTGATCAAACTCTTCATCATATTTTCTCTGCTCTAATTCATATTCATTATACAAACTAGATCTCAATACCCATTCAATCTTAGGATGATTCTTTAATACATCTGCTTCTTCAGGTGAAATTTCATATACACCTCTCTTAGGAGAACACTGCATCTCTGATGTACAATCAATCTTCCTATTTGGAATATCATCTATATTATTCTCGTTGATTATGTAATCATGGATTTCTTGCCAATCCGCAGCATCCTTTACACAAACAGTATATGGTTGAGCAGAAGTACTATGAACAACAAGTACCCTTCCAGTATTTGAATCTAAAGTTGTACTGATCATGATACCTCCGTTCTAAGGAACTTATACGTTATTGTGCCAGTTATTCCAGACTCTGGTGTAACATTTACAGTTAAATTACTATTATGAATAGATGATCCAACAGAGACAAGTAAATTATTATTAAACATAATACCAAATTGTTGAGAGTGTGCAGTAGTTCCACCAGCATTTAATACTGTAACTTTTTGAGATTGTGTACCAGCACTATGGCTGAAATACATATCATAATCAGATAGTACATGACTGCTTGTAACACTATCCAACTGAACTGTTTGACCTGCAACTGCATTAAAAGATCCACTACCGATAGTTCCACCCGTTCCACCACCAGAAGGACCTGGAGGACCTGGAGGACCAACAGGACCACCAGCAGGACCAGTTGGACCTATTGGACCAGTTGCACCTACTGGTCCAGGAGAACCAGAAGAACCAGGTGAACCTTGAGGACCAGGTGAACCAGCAGGACCAGCAGGACCTGGAGCACCAGTGGGACCAGCAGGACCAATAGTACCAGCAACATTTGTTAAACCAGCACCATCACCAAAGAAGGTACTAGCGGTTACAGAGGAACCTACTGATACATTATGTCCAACATCTAAATCATAAAAATATGATGTTCCTGTTGTACTAATGCCTGGAATAGTAGCAGCATTAAAAGTGGTTATGCCAACTTTCCAAGTTGTTCCATCCCACTTCCATGTAATATTATTTGCGGTGTGAGTATCGTTTACGCTAGGATTGCTTGGAAAATTAATAGCCATTTATTTACCCCTATAACTGTGCTTGAACATCAGCATGTTTTGTATCTGGTGCTGGTTGATCTGGTTCAACAATTAAGTTACCCTCACTATCAGTCATATCTAATGCCTTAACAGCATCGTCTTGCCTTTCACCAACAACCATCCAAGAAATAGTATCAGTACAACTATTATCCTGTGCAGTAATGGTTAATATATTACCAGAAACAGACCCCTTAACAGCAGTCCATCCTGTTTCATTTGAGGTGAAGCATTGAACATCTCTATTTAATAGAACAAATGTTCCTTCAGTCATACCTGCCTTTGTATCAATATTAACTGTGGCAGTACCACCAACCAAATCAATCTTACCACGATAGATAAGATCCATCTGTGGACCTTCAATAAAGGAATGAACTAAATGCTTAGTGGTCGATAACCCTGCTACTGGATGAGGAATCTTAAAGGTTCCAGCAGTCTTTGCAAGAGATCCTGTAATCTGAACACCACCAGAAGTCGTTGCCAATCTCTTAGTATTGTTATTTCCATAATATAATTCTGTAGCACCGCCCCACCAACAAGCAACTCCACTAAAGTTACTTAGATAAGGTCTAATGAATATATTACCCCAAGTTCCATTAGTATCATTACCAGCAAGGAATAAGTTTGTATCTGCTTTATTTTGAATATATGTTGAATATGCAGAAGTTCTATGATGAATTTCTAATGCATTAGTTCCTACCTTTATAGTATTATCTACTCCTGCAGTAGTACAATTACCAACTTCAATATTTTGATTATTAACATTTACATTTCCATAGTAACCGTTAGTTGCAGTTATAATTCCAGCAGATACATTATCAACACTAACACTTGGAGTTCCAGTTAGTCCTTCAGAAAGAGTAGCAGTACCATTAACATTACCAGTCAAAGGTCCAGCAAAACCTGTAGCAGTAGCAACACCAGAAATATTTACATTATCTAATTCAGTATGTCCGTCAACATCTAAACTCCCATTAGCATCTATTGCACCAGCAAATGTAGATACACCAGTTACACTTGTATGACCATTAATAGTCGCATTATTAAGAGTAACTGGTCCTGTATTAGCACTTAGAGCACCTTGGAAAGTTGCAGCAGCAGATACAATAACATCATCAAGTATAGATTGACCATCTACTTCTAAGTATCCACCACAGAATAAATTTGTTAATCCCGTATATCCAGTTGTACTGATACCTTGTGGTGGTGCAGAATATATGTTAGTTAAATATTGTCCATCACCATGAAATTCTACAGCAGTTACTGCAGTAGAAACATTTACACTGTGTACATCAATCCTATCATTTACAATAAGAGCACCAGTTAAAGTAGATGCACCACTAACATTAACATCACCATTTATATCAAGAGTAGTAAAGGTAGATAATCCAGTAGCATTAACAGTTCCATTTACATTACCAGTAACAGTACCACTAACATCACCTACAGAATCTCCATAAAAAGTTGTTGCAGTTATAATACCACTTGAATATACATTTCCAATATTACTTGTACCACCAGTTAAAGTTAAACCTCCATTAATCGATATATCACCTGTTCCTGTAATATCATGATTATTAAGATCTAATGTTCCACCCAACTGTGGTGTTGAATCGTTTAACAAATCACTAGATCCACCAGAAGAACCAGATCCACCACTCGCATTTGCATCTACCCACTGAGCACTATCAGCATCTTGATAATATATTTTTAATTGACCTTCATCAGATTTCCACCAAAGATTACCATCAGTAGCATTACTTGGTGCAGTATCTGAGATTTTAACAAGATTTGTTAAATTTGAACCATCACCATAAAATCCATTTCCTGCTGTTATAGATTGTCCAGCACTTACATTATTAGTAGCAGTTGAATCATATCCACCCCAATTACCACCAGCAATACTACCAACTACGTTACCAACAAATGTACTAGCAGTACATAATCCAGCAATCTGAATACCAGCAGCAGTTAATCCAGAAACAGAAACATTTGGAGATCCAGTTAATCCTTCAGCAACAGTTGCAATACCAGCAATATTAGAATAATAATTTCCAATTTCAATTGTTGCAATATCAGAAGAAACAGATGCAGTTACTGCTGCTCCAACAAAATTAATTGTTCCAGCAGTTCCAACAGGAGAACCTTCTTCTTGTATCACAAGTTGAGATTGTACTCCACTTAAATATGTTCCATCACCATAATATCTAAACGCAGTTATAATACCTGTTGTGTCTATAGATATTGCTGTTGCAAGTCCAATAGCATGTCCAGTATTAATCTGTACCGCATTACCCATATATCCATGATTAACACATTGATAATAAAGTAATGTGGGAGTATCATCAAAAATTTCAATTTCAGTATAAGAACCACTAGAACCTGCTGCACCATTATAAACAATCTCACCAGGAGTTCTAAGATATTCTATATTTCTCGCAGCATCTAAGTAGAATCTTAATTGATGCGTAAGGTTTGAATTATCGGACTGATCAAATCTATAAGTTCTACCAGGTGTCAGAGTTAAGAATGGAGACTCTACATCATTAAAAGTATATCCTTTTGTACTTCCTTCTCCAAAATATCTGTGTGCTATAGTTTTGTCTACTACCTTTACAGTTATTGTTATTACATCATTACTATGTGGTGCTTCAAGGTAATCAAATCCCTTTATAAAACCACTTGCATCTATACCATTTCTAGCAGTTATAAGACCAATAGAATCTACATTCTTAACATCTTCATATGTTAAAGTTCCACCGATAGATACGTTTCCACTAAAGGAAGCATCAACGGCATCAAGATTCCCAGTAAAAGTTGCAATACCAACATTTATATTTCCTACTGTAATATCAGGTGTTCCAGTTAACCCCTGAGAAATAGTTGAGATGCCAGATACATCAGCATACTCAGAACGTAAAGAAGTTGTTACTCCTGTTAAATTAGAACCATCACCATAATAAGTTGTAGCAGTTACAACTCCACTTGCACCTATATGAGTAAAGGTTGATGTGGCAAAGGTGTTAATACCAATGGTGCTTCCACCCATACCATTAGTAATTTGATTTGTATTATATGAAATTAACTCAACAATATCTCCAGCAAAACACGCAGATTTTAAAACAACATTAGATCCATTAAATGCATCATATTCACTATTAATTAATTTAACACCATTAACATATACATCAATAAAATTTGGATTATATTGATTAAGTTCGTTTGCCGTAAATACAAATGTTGTTTGTCCTGCAGTTGCAACAAAGGATTGAGAATCTCTTACATCAGCAAAATCAGCCCAAGTAACTCCAACACCAGTGGATTTTAAATACTGACCTATCGTTCCAGTAGTTCCACCAATACTAATATTACCATTACCACTATTATTAGTTCCAACACCAACACTTAAAGTACCACTAATCGTGGCATTACCTATTACATCAAGGACAAGCTTATCTTCGGTAAAAGAACTTATACCGATATGTTGATGGGGTACTCTTCCGCTTCTAAACCTTGTCATTACTTGATATACTAATTAAGGGTTTCTAATATACTTCCAATAAATTTTACATGATTAGGATTGCTTGCAGATAATTTAAGTTCATCACCAGTTTCAAGAACTATCTTCCCAGAAGTCAAATTCATAGTATCATGACCTTGAATAGGCATTTGCTTTACAATTTCAGTAGTAACAGCAATACCAGTTCTAGTTCTTACATGATCTAATGATACTGTATGTGATGTAGAGTCTACATTCGTCGCTTGACAACCTAAAATAACACCACTATATCCAACTGGAGCAGTATAAATTCCAACTGGACTTCCTGGTGCGACATATGTTATTGTTTGAAATACGTTTAATGGTAATGCCATTTTATTATTCTCCTCCTAGTGCTAGAATTAATGGTGTAACATTGGCAAATAAACTCTTAGAATAAGAAGTACCAGTAATAGTTCCGCTAATTTGGTCTATTTGAACACCATCACCGATTCTAAAGTTTCCACCTTGATCAGTACTAGTGTATACAACTAATCCACCATTACGGTTATCAACTTCATTTTCCTGTATGGTGACACCCCCACGAGAAGGAAGAGAATTAATCGGATCAACACCACTTCCAATATATTGGAATGAATGACTGGATGCTAATATTCTACTTTGTCTAAAGAAAGGAACCGTTGTTCCAACACCAACAGAATATGGAAGGGTTTCATTTATTGTAATAGTACAAATTCCAGCAGAAATTGGAGTTGATTCTTTAACAGTATAATAAGTTGGAAGTAATTCTACGGTAGCTGTTGCTGTATTTATCCCAACATCAGGAGCAGAAATCGTAACAGATGGAAGAGAAGTATATCCTCTACCATTTGAAAGAATTTCAATCTCATCAACCTTATTACCAATAAGAGTTGCTACTGCTGTCGCAGTAACACCAAAAGTACTTGAAGTACTAGGATCTCCTATAGTAACGGTAGGTGCAGTATTGTATCCACTACCAGCATTAGTAAGTTTTATTTTTCCAACAGTGTTGTATTCATTTTCAAAATAAACAGCCTTACCATCAAAAGGTCTAATCAAATTTATCTTTGCAGTACCACCACCAAAATAAGAATGAGCAAGAGTTGATATTCCTATATTTGTAGTAAAGGATGTTGTATTTGGAACAGTATCAACAGTAAACACATAGGGTGCTTTATGGGGATAAGTTTTAGTTCCATACGCACAAGTTAACTGAACACCTGCAATAGTAACTCCCATTCCAACATTAAATCCATGAGCAGAACTAGTAGTAACTGTTGCTAATCCACTTACATTATCATAAACAAAATTAGAAATATTAACTGAAGATGTACTTAAATTAACCTCAAACTTATCAGTATTCTCTTTAGCTTCTGATGCTATCGTTCCTGTATATTGAAGTGCTCCCACACCATCAGCAACTAATCCATAATTACCAAATGAAGAGTTGGAGTTTGTTACATCACATTGTCCACCAGAATGACA